CAGAGCTATCTAATTTGCTGGATAGAGTCGAGGCAGCGATCGCACGCTGGCTCGGCTTTCCTGCGCCTGATAGCAGTAACACGCCGACTCTAGCAGTATCGACATATACTCTTTATATCGATTCATATTGGTATAATGATATTAGCGTGTTGCAATTGCCGATCCGCCCCGTTGTATCGATTACTTCAGTGCATGCCGATCCCGATCGAGCATATACAGCAGACACAGAAGTTAATAGCGATGAATACGACATAGATAAGCAGCAGGGGCTATTGATTATCAAGCCAGATACGAGCACTGTAGGATTTACAAAGTCATATCGCGGCAATCGTGTAATCGGCACATTTGGATTTACATTATTTCACAGAGATCTCGTACATGCTGTCTGCGTCTATGCTAGCCAGCTACACAGAGCAAAGAGCAGTCAAGGCAAGAAAAGCCAGTCAGTTAGAAACGCGACGACTACATATATGCCAAATCAGATCCCTGATGAAGTGAAGCAGCTACTTTATCCCTATCGATCAAGTCAAGTCATCATCTAGGGGGCGCAATGGATTTCGAAGATCTATCGCCACAAATGAGAGGCGCAAAGCGGCGGCTGTTGAATCAGCTAGAAAAGCGGCTCAAGATCTCAGCGCTCGAAATGGAGGCGCGATCTAAGCAGGTGGCTTTTTCACGCTTCAATAATCGCTCAGGACGGCTCCGACAATCGATCGCGGGGCGTTTTGCTGTTGTGGACGGCAAGCCTACTGCTATAGTTCAAGCAGGAGGGCAATTTGGCGGCACAGAATTAGAATATGCACGCTATATTGAATTCGGCACGCGCTATATCAAGCCCCGTCTATTTCTCGGCCGCAGCATCGAAGCACAGCAAAAAGAGATCCGGCCGAAGCTCAATGATCTGCTGCGTGTTGCATTGCTAGAGGATAAATGATGCCAGATTCAACAACATACAGGATTATCAATGCGCTTAAGGACAAAACTGCACAGGATTTCACTAGCGGCTACAGTGGTGTCGATATGCGCAATTGCGCTGTTATTGGCTCAATACTCGAACCGCCACAGATCCCCTATGCATCTATAAACTTTATCGATTTCACTACAGAGCAAGGCTTAAATCTGGCTAGCTATCGCATGACAGCACGATTTGAGATCTATGTGTTTTGCGGCGGTGCTTCTGTTGCTGAGCGCCTGCAAAATGCTGTCAATCTGTCGAGCGATGTGATCAAGGCAATCACAGAGGATCGCTGGCTAGGCCTTGCTAATCCAGATACTACACGCACAATCGACAATGTGATCTGCAATTTCACAGCTGTCGAGGGCGATAGATATGGGCTTGATAATGTTGCGATTGGCTACATTGAGGCGACTGTGCCTTTCCAGAGTAGAACAGGAGTGTAAAAATGACGTGGTACAATGCAGACTATCGACGCCGGCAGATTGTCGGGATCAATTCTTTTGGTGGTACTGGTGTATCGGCTACGATTGACATAGAGATCGATATTCCGCCTGATTGGGATGATTTCTGGGATAATATCCGATCAGATTTCAAAGATGTCGTTGTAACAGATACGACGGGCGAGCTGGTGAGTTTTGCCAGAAAAGCAGGCGCTGATTATGCTAATCGTGTATTGACATTGCAGGTAGATGGATATCAAATTAAGCACGATGATTCATTATCGATTTGCTATGTCTATTTCTATGAGCCAAATGAGACAACAGATCACAGCACCAGCGTAACGATTTCCACGCCGAAAAACGGCTATATTTTGCTATCTGCACCACATAGCAGAGTAGTTAACGCCAGAGACAGTCAGAGCGCTCTAGATCAGCCTGTGCAGTCCTTTATCAAGTCAGAATCTGACGAAGTGCATGTATTTTGGATCGTTACTTCGCAGCTAGCGAAAAGATTAACTCCGTACAATGAGCGCAATGATCAGGAGGGGATCGAATACGTCACGATCCACAGCTACGATGATTCAGGCGTTGACAGCAGCACGAGATTTCAGGCACAGGAGACACGCGCCGGTAATGGATTTATCCGCGCAACGTACAAGGCCGGATCTAATGGATTCAATTACGCTATAGCAATCAACATCATCACCACACTAGGACAATCCCTTGAGAATCGTGCTATTCTCAGAGTGATCGATTTACTACCTTAAGGAGCATTATTATGGCTATTTTATTTGCACAAAACTCATTTTTGAGAATCGGACTAGAATCATCATGGGGGACGGCTCAGACTTCAACGACACAAGATGTCAAGCTGATCTCTAGCACGCTGCAAGTGACACAGGAGCGCGAGCGCAGAACACATTTGAGCGTCCCTGCTTCTGGCTTGCTATCTGGCACGTTTGAGGGCTTCAGACAGGCCGGTGGCTCTATTGAAGTGCCTGCTTTCTATGATGGGATCGGGATGCTGTTAAAAGCAGCATTAGGCAGCCTGTCAACAACAGGATCGGCCGATCCTTATACGCACGTTTATTCTCCAAACTTTGATCAGCCTAGCATGACGATCCAATTTCAGCGCGGAACAAACTTGAGCAATTCAATGGAGCAATTCACTGGATGCAAAGTCAGCGCAATGACAATCAGCGCAGAGGCAGGCGGCGAGATGACTTGCTCTTTTGATCTGATCGGCAAAGATGGCGCGGCGCGTACTACTGACATCACTGCATCATTTCCCAGTGTTGATCAAGTGTATCACTACGAAGCCGGATCGCTGACTATGGGCGGCACGCTGTCAATCGCTAGCCTTGACATCCGATCTTTTGAGCTGTCACTAGACAACAAGCTAGATCGCCGGAATCTGTTAGGCTCTAAGCTCACCGGCGAGCCTGTGCCGACTGACGTGCGCGAAGTGACTATGTCAATCACCTGCGATGTAACAGATAACAGCCTGTATAATGATTCTCTTGCTGGCAATGCTGGCGACGTGTCAATTACGTTTATCCGAAGTGCTGACACCAATCACGAATTTCAAATTGCGCTTGATGATGCTACTATCGAAGATTACAACGATAACATTACAGCATTCGGCCGCGTTGAAAGAACATTCACGCTTCGAGGCTATGCAAGCAGCTCAGATAATGGCTTGACGCTCACTTTGAAAAATGCTAATTCCTCTGGTGAGTATTAATTCAAATTCTGATTGGTTGTTTGATATCGATTGATACTTATTTTGTTGTTTTGAGCCGGCTGCTTTTCCGTTGTTGCAGTCGGCTCTTTTCAATTTCAGATTCCAGAATATAAAAGAGCCAGCTAGAGGGGATCCAGCTGGCTCGAAAATGTTAAGGGATTGAGGATTAAGATTATAGATAGTATGCAAGGCCGGCAATCGCTCTGAGTGCTGCGTGTGCTATCAATAGTGTCATGATGCTGCACATTGATAATCCGATGATCTCGCCTGCTTGTTTTGCCTGTTGTCGTGTCATGATGCGCTCCGTTGTTTGAGTTGCTCTAATCTTTGCTTGTCGTATTTGCATCCGTGCTCTTTTGCTACCTGCTCAACATGATCAAAGTCACCGTCAAACATATATACAGCTAGTGCAAAGATATAGATCGTCATGTAGTTGACGCCATGACTTGCTCCAATGTTTCTACGCTTGCCCTTTTTGATCTGCTTGTTGAGTGCGTGACACATTTCATGTATTAACTTGCGCTGATACAATGAACCAACCGCACAAATAATACAATGTCTTTTACTGCTGTAAATGCTTTTGTTGGTTCTGTTTGCGTGTGGCTCTTGCAATGCTGGAATAGTCTTGATCTGTTTGTTTTTGATAGACAGCAAATCTGTAAGCTGCAGATACATACTATTCAAATCCTCGATCGCTGAATCAATCGAATTGTATCTTTTGCCTTTTGCAAGTGACTTGCCGAATTTGCTGACTTTTGATTTTTGAAAATCTCTTGTCATGTCGTTGCTCCGTTGTTGTAAGTGGGCGACCGGAGCCGCCCGAGTTGATTGATTATTTGATTTCTGAAAGTTTGATTTTTTTGCCCTTTGACTGATTGCAGCCCATCAAAGTCGCAAATGTCGATCCAATGCTTAAGATATATCGAGCGCCTTTTTTGCCCTCAATCTCTGCGATATATGTCCATTTTGCTTGACCTTGCTTGATTACTTTATATTCTTGGCCTTTGATTGTGATAGTTTCGTTTAACATTGTCTTTCCGTTGTTGTTTAAGCCTCATTGCTTATATACATAGTATAACAACAAAAGTTATCACTGTCAACAAAAGTTTACGCTTTTATCAAAAATAAATGAAAAAAAACTATATAGCCAGCAGTTAGATCAGTTAGAATACAGGCAAAACCACGATCAACGGAGATCCACATGTTGAAAGATTTTTTAAGCCAAGTACAGGACGCATCAACGTTCGAAATGGAAATATTCACGGGGCAGCTAGTGATTAAGGGGCGGATCCTGTCACCAGCTGAGATCGAGCGAGCTAGCCTGTCGAACTCTCTAGCATTACAGGCGCTGGCGAAATCTGGCGAGCTACAGCAATTCCAGAATATCAGCCAAGAGCTATCGAGTGAAGATGTCACAGAGGAAGCGATAGATCGCGCATATTCGATGCTGTCAAAAGTACGGCCGGAGCACATCGATAAGATCAATCAATCACAGGATCAGCTAATTGCAATCTGTGTCACACATGCCAAGCAGCCAGATCAGGAGCAGTTTGAGCGCCTGCAGATCGTACTTACACAACAGGAGCAAAACGCCGATCGTAATATGCTCTGGATCGGCATGATTCCCAAAGTTGATCGAGCTGCTATCCTAGATCGAGCACTCAAAGGACACGGGGAGGCAGTCGAAAGACTGAGCACCTTTCGCAGATGATGAAGAATATCTGCATATTCTTGATATTATCGCGCGACAGTATGGAGTATTGCCCAGTCAAGTGCATAGTCTTGATTGGTTCGATTTGATGCTGTGCTTGAAGTGTGCAACGCATCGAGGCGCGCGGCTCAATCGACTACTGAAGCGATACAAAAAGACCGGCGTGCAGCCTACTGTCTCACTGACTGATCTTATTGACATTATCGGATAGAAATCTATAGCAGTGTCAAGGCGCGATCTATCTGCTATTATAGGAGCATCATAGGGAGCGAATATGGCTAGTGATACGGTAGTGCAGTACATACTCAAAGTCGATTCTAAGGGCGCTGAAAAGGGGCTTGAGGGCGTTGCTAAGGATGCAGACAGAGCAGCCAAAGAGCTAGATCAGCTAGATGAATCGACAAAGAAATCAAATCGTCAGTTAGATAACAATGAGAAATCAACAAAGAAAGCCAGCAAGGGGCTCAGGGGGCTCAAAGTCGCGGGCGCTGCTGCTGGTGCGGCTATCGGCGGGCTTGCTGTAGTTGCAACAGGCACAATCGCCACAATCGGCGCTCTGGCTACTGCCTATCTATCTGCTCAAAAGGCTGCATTTGATTTCAGCCGTGAAGTCGTCGACAGTGTCAATCAGTTAAATGATTTATCTGCTCAATCAGGCCTCAGCGCTAATAGTATTCAGGCAGTGATTACAGCATTCGAGGGATCCGGACAATCTGCACAGGCTGCAGAAGCATTTGTAGGGCGATTCCCTAGACTATTTGCGGATCTCAGTGCCGGCGCGGGGCGTGCAAGTGAAGCAGCGGCTAAGCTGGGCGTATCGTTGACAGATGCCAGCGGAGCCACAAAGAGCGCGGATCAAGTGCTGATCGATGTTACTAGAGGCCTGCAATCTATCGAAGATCCAACAGAGCGAGCTACTCAAGGATTCTTGCTGTTAGGAAGATCGGCAGGGCAATTCCTGCAGGCTTTCGGCGCTACGTCAGACTTTGAGAATTTCCTAGAATTGTCTAATCTTTTCGGCGTGAAAACTGGGCCAGAGGCTAGCGCGGCGGCGGCTCGATTTCAGGAGCAGCTTGCATTTGTTGATCTGGCTGTCAAGGGATTAAGGCAACAATTTGTCGATGCGCTCGGCGGGATTGATTTCTTTAATGAGCGCCTCCTAGATGGGATCAAGGTGCTAGCGACACTCGGCGATTTTATCACAGAAAACGAAGCATTATTCCAGCAGCTAGGCAGTCAGTTAGCGCAGACAGGATCGGGCGTTTTGCAATTCCTGCAATCACTACTTGGCCCATTTGCGCAATTTGTCAATGCTTCGTTTAAGGTCGTAAATGATCAGATCATCACAATCGCGCGAGGCCTCAAAGAGCTAGGCGTGATCGGCAATGAAACATTTTACGCATTTGCTGAGGGCGCTAGATCTGCAGAATCAGCAGTAACAACATTCAGCGAGATTGCTACACGACTGGGAGATGTCGATTTTGGCGGATCTGGTGTTGGTGTAGGCGGGCGACAATCTGCAGCACGAGCAGAAGAGTTGATCGGAACAATCTTGGCGGGCGTGTCACAATCTGTCAAGGATTCGAGGCCTCAAGTTGATGATTTAGCGAGTAGTGTTCAGAATCTCGGAGACAAATCAAAAGATACAGTGAGCGAGATCGATAAAGATGCTGATGATGCATTCAAAAGCATACTAAAGATTACAGAATCATTTGAAGATATTGATCCAAGTGTTCGACGGGCTCGTGATGTTGTAAACAATTTAAAATTAGATATTTTTGCTCTGGAAATCGCTCAAAGAGATACAACATTTGCAAATAATCTTCTAGCAGAGGCTGAGACACGTCTAGCACAGGCTCGAGAGGATGCAGCAGCACGAGCAGAAGCACAGGCAAAGAGAGAACGCCAAGAGCGCCAATTAGGGGCCGTTGATGCGTTTTCTACTGTAGCTTCTTTAGATGTCGCAGGCATTGCCAGTTTGATCAATCCTGTCGCGGGGGCTATCACTGGCGCATTGATTGAACTAGGCAGTAAAACACCAGAGCAGATCAAAGAGGAAGCACTAGCACAGGCGGAGGCGCTCGCTAATGGATTGGCGATCTTGCCTGCGCTATTCCTTGAGATCTTGCCACAGCTGACAGTCGCAATCGCTGAAGCTGTCTATGATGGGATCATTAATCTTGTGATCAATCTAGTCGAGATTATCAAAGACAGATTCAATTTGATCGCATCATTTCGAGATCGTGATCCTGATGGCAATAATGCGACACGTGACGCATTTATGCAAGGCCTCCGAGATTTCTTTGATCCTAGCAAATCGGCGAGCTATGCAGCTGGCGGGCGCTTTCTGCCAAAGGCTCAAGGCGGGATCCGTTTTACAGGCAATCAAGACGGGCTCGCAATGCTTCATAGAGGCGAGTTTGTTGTGCCTCAGTCTGGACAACGGCCGCAACAAGTGGATCGACAAATGCAAGGGATGGGCGGCGGCTTAACCGTGAATATCAACAGCGCTGTAGTTGATCGCAATGCTGTCGATGCACTCGTGCGACAGATTGAAGTCCGCTTCAATAATCAATTCGGCACATCGTCAAGTAATCTATTCGGAGGCCGTTAACATGGGCAATGCAAAATTCTATTTCTATCCTGAGCCTCACGGAGCATATGCGCATCCAGTGATTATCGATATGGGCGAGGCGCTCGGCGAAATGTACAGCGAAATGATCACGGAGGCCGTTGACGCTGTCTCTCTAACTGGCTCTATGTCGAGATCTGTTGGACGGATGCAGGAGCTAGTCACAATCCAGCGGGATCGCATGCTGCTCGGTGAAGATCTGGCGTATCGATTTCATGCGATGCAGAATCATCTTGATCGCGGCTTTACTGTCGCATTTGCTGCAGATGATGACAAAGCATTTTGCCACCCGTTGAGGGGCGTGCATAACTCAGGCACTCAGCGGATCAATTGTTACGCGCATCCTTTTGTCAATCTCGTTGGATCCTCTGTCGCTATTGGGATCGATGACTATGCAACGATTGAGACATCAAGCCCAGCACTGATACAAGAGCAGGTCAAGATCACGTCAAACGGCAATATCTCGAATGCTGGCGGAAACTTTGATATTGATGAGCGGCTATGCTTTCAATATGATCAGCCGGCCTATGTTAGACACTATCGATATTATCCGATCTTGAAACGTCCACAGAGCGACATTGGTCAGAGCATCATAACAAACGAGGGCGGGCGGCTATTCTCTCTATCGATTAGGCTAGTTGTTGATTATCAATCGCTGTTTTCATTCCATCCAGATTATCAGGCTGAATCCGGCGTTAGTATCGGCACACAGCTAGTCAGAGAGGTGACAGGATCGGGCGCTGTTCCAAGTGGCAGAGGCGGCGGAACATTGGACGGCATCCCACGAGGGCGGCGATCATCGATGGGCGGGCTAGATATGCCAACACAGCCACAAACGCCTCAAACGCTCGGACTAGGATCATAATATGGGATGGTCACAGCAATTTATCGACACGCTCGACAGTGGATCAAAAGAGATCCATTATGCGCTTAATTTCCTGCCTCCGAGCAACGATTACAATCTATCTCAGGGCGATTATGTCGGCATGAATACGCTAGTATCAATCGGATCTGCGGATGTTACGATTGATTCAGCACAGATCACGCCGCAGCGATGGAGCGTCAATTTGGGTGGCTTCACTGTCACGATTAACGGCGATTTGAGGCCTCTTAACGGGGGATCTTCATTCAAGCGGGGCGCTGTTGCAGAGCTGATCATGATTCGCGACGGCATCCAGAATCGAGTTTGTATTGGACAGCTGCGAAATATCACAGGCGGGCGCGGCGTGTGGCGGCTGGACTTTGTCGACTTTCTGACGATGATGCAGACACGCTTAACAAGCAAATTTCCAGAAGTGAATTTCTGGCATAATGCCGGAAAGACTGCACAAACAACAGCGTCATTCAATTTTTCTAGTGATGTACGATTGTATCTCGATGATATTACGATCTTTGAAAAAGAGACAGGTCAAAACGGGATGATCTTTGTCGAGGATGCCACGCACGGCGATACTGATTATTGGACTTGGAGCAGTAAAACAACAACGACGGCGCCTGCTGGCTATCTGACTATTGCTAGCACTGGCAATTATCCAAGTACAGCAGCGCATAATCATCTGCATGTCGGAGATGTTGTGACAAGCATTGCACGGCTTCGAGGGCGGCCTGATTATGTATTTGCTCGGCTTGTTATGTCAACAGGCAACGGCACGCAGGGCCCATTTGATGACTATCCTGCTAGCTGGGGATCTGGCATCAATTGGAATCCGAATCTTTTTAGTGTAATTGGGCTGAATGAATACTATACGCGCAATTGGGCGACAGCTACAGGCAATCACGAGATCGAACTGCTGATCGCTGAGCCGTCGAATATCGCAACATTTCTCGACGCTGTTTTAAAAATGGGAATGTGGCCAGTATGGAGACAAAACGAGCTATCTTGGCGAGTTTGTCAAGATCCAAATTCTGCTAGTTACTTCAGTGTCGTCGATCACATTACTGATCGGGATATTGTGAGCATTGATAATCATGAGCTATACGCCAGCAGTCAGTCAGCAGTCTACGAAAGATCTACGATTAGAGTTTATGACACTGTAGCGGGTGATTTTGACAATAGAACCAGAGCCAGTACAATCGTTTACTCTCTGCCTGCTGATGGCGAAATACAGCGGGATCTAAGCCTCGTATATCGCATTAACAATCCAGATCAGAAAACAAAAGCGGATCTTGATAATGTCCGATTGCATCCGTGGGATAGTCTACCATTTGAGCAGCTTGATCTAACAGTCACAGAAAAGCATTGCCTGCTCTGCGCTGGCGATATTGTTGAGATTACGTCAAATTACATCTATGGGCTACAGTCTGCAAATGGACAAAACTACAGCAATCGGCGCGCTATGGTGTTGGGTGTTCGTTGGAATCCGTCGCAAAGCTCTGTTAATCTGTCATTAGGGATCTTAAGATGAAATTAGAATGTCAAGATACGCCGAGAATCATTGAGCTAGCACGCGCTGCTGGCTTCGTTGTGTTCGATGGCCAAGATTGGGATCTGAATATCATCGGAGAGCGCAATCCAGAGGGCGAAGCGGATCAATTTGATGATTGGATTCATGTTTGCTATAAAGAGGGCGGCTTGTGGCAATGGCATGTTTTCAAATGCACAACAGACGCCGGCAAGCACTATTTGCAGGGGCGTAACACGGCGATTTTATGCCACAATAGACAATATCGCAGCTGCTACATGCTAGGACTGCATCAGGGGCGATATGAAGCACTTGTGCAGCGCGGCGGCGAAGTTTCTGTATGGAGAGATCGCAACGGCGACAGCGTGCATGACTACGGAAAGAATGAAGAGAGCGGCTACTTTGGGATCAATATCCACAGAGCAAGCGCAAATCATGAGAGTCAGATTGTCGGCCGCTATAGTGCTGGCTGCCAAGTGATCGCGGATCCTGATGAGTACGATATTTTTATTAGCCTGTGCCGGCGTCAAATCGCTGAAACAGGATTTGATCGTTTTTCATACACGCTGTTAATGGGGGAATAATGCCGGAGCAAGATATTTATCATATATTGATGAACGGCGGGGCGAATGCTGCATTTGCTGCTTTTCTCTGGTGGCAGAATCGCGATCAACAAAGGCGCGCCGATGATCGCGAAGCCAAGCAGGAAGCAAAAGAGAAAGAATTGCGAGATCGATACGATAAAGTGATTTTGGATCTGCAGGCTCGTGAAGATAAAATGCGCGGCGAGATCGTCAAGGAGATTAACGATCTGGATCGACGTATGACAATCCTAGAACAGAAGCTAGAACACATCGCAAAAATTGTGGAAGAAATCAAGGCACGTTTTCAGCGTGTTGTCTGAAATTGATTGCTTAAAATACAATAGACGATCCTCATTTCAATGACTACAATCTAACCGAGCGCAATGCTCAAATTCAACAATCCATAAAAGGAATATTATCATGGCTGTTCAAATTACTGGGAGACAGATTGCAAATGCAGCTGTCGACGTTAACAAACTCGATTTATCATCAGGCACATTTGATTTTCAAAGTGCTGTTTTACAAGTTGCCACACCATCGGCAGATTCACACGCTGCAACAAAAGGCTACGTTGATGCACTAGCTCAAGGCTTGCACTGGAAAGATTCCGTAAAAGTCGCAACGACTGCAAATATCACGCTTTCAGGCAGTCAGACAATCGACGGCATCGCTGTTTCTGCTGATGAGCGCGTATTAGTTAAGGATCAAAGCACTGCATCAGAAAACGGGATCTATGTTGCTGCTTCTGGTGCGTGGTCGCGTGCTGCTGATATGAATGCAGCTGACGAGTTTTCTGGCGCTGCTGTATTCGTACAACAGGGATCAACAAATGCTGATACTGGCTATGTCTGTACAAATGACGGCGATGTAACTGTCGGCACTACTTCGATTGCATTTACTCAATTTACAGGCGCAGGACAATTCACTGCTGGCGACGGCCTTGATCTCACAGGCTCGACTTTCTCTGTAAATGTTGACGATTCATCTATCGAGATCTCTGCTGATGCTCTTCAAGTTAAGGACGGCGGGATCACAAATGATCATTTAGCCGGCTCGATTGCTAATGCAAAACTTGCTAACAGCACGATTTCCGGCGTTGCTCTGGGCGGCACATTAGGCGCTCTTTCTGCCTCTGCTGCTGGTGCGATCACCATGACCAGCTACGACGGCTCTGCTTCTGTTGCTAATGTTGCTGTTAATGTTGATGATTCATCTATCGAGATCTCTAGCAATGCGCTTCAGATCAAAGATGGCGGAGTATCAAATGGAAAGCTTGTCAATAGCACTATTTCAGGCGTTGCTCTGGGTAGCAATCTTAACTCTTTGAGCGCTGGAAATGGGATCACAATGACCAGCTACAACGGCTCTGCTGCTGTATCTGATTTGACGATCAATCTTGACGGCGCTACGCTGGCTCTGTCTGCCTCTGGGATCAAAGTTGCGGACGCTGGAATCGATACTGCTCAGCTTGCTGATTCTGCTGTAACTGCTGTCAAACTTGCTGGATCAATCCCTGCTGACAAATTGAATCTCGGCAATGGTGTATTAGAATCAGCTGGCAATCTTCAGATCGATCTTGACGGATCAACATTGGCGCTCGGCGTTAATGGGATCAAAGTTGCTGATGCAGGCGTTGACACTGCTCAGCTCGCTGATGGCGCTGTTGAGACTAATAAGATTGCAGATGCCCAGATCACTACTCAGAAGCTGAAATTTGGCGCATTCTTTGCCGCCTATGATGCTGATGGATCTACTGATACATTTGCGCTTTCTGCTGCTCTGGATCTTGACTTTGTCGAAATGTTCGTCGTTACAGTTAACGGTCTGGTGATGGAATACAAAGCTACTCCTGACGCTCAAGACAATTACAAGATCGACAACGGCGGCGCCGGTGGTGTTGGCCAGATCGTATTCGGATCTAATTTGGCAAATGGCGACCGTGTAACCGTTCGCGGATTCATCAATGACTAATTGATTTTACCTGATCTCTCCTAGATCTCTCCTGACCCGTCGAGCATCCTCTGCTTGGCGGGTCTTTTTTCTGTCTAGCTGCTGACTGAATAGATACAGACGACTTTTGATCCAGATTCAGGAGCTAGCGCAAATGTGATCCCTTGATTATCTGAATCCTCTGTGTAGTCGTCATTTTTGATCTGCAGAATCCCATTGTAATAGACTTGCACAGAATCAGCTACAAACGTGTCAGAAGTGGCGAAATTGATATTTGAGCCGTTAACCTGAGCAGATAGATTATCGATAGTTAGAGAGCCAGCAGATCCGCCTCCTGTGGAGTGCGTGCCGCCGTTGCGATTAATGATCTGGACTATTGACATTATCGATCCCCTTGATACGTCATTTCAACATAATCAAGATCACATGAACCAGTATTCACTTTTACAAATACATAGAGATCGCCGGCTCGATTCACCTTGACGAAGCTATTAAGAGCAAAGATTGCCGATCCTTTTGTGGTCGTTGTTATGCCTGTATAGATATCGCTGATTGTATCAGTGATGATCATTTCATCGCCTGCAGTGTCACGACATAGCCTGATCGTGATCTCTGTTGCTGCGTTGAGATTTGACAGCTGTAAGACAATCAATGACAGATAGCCCTCGAAGTTTTGCGACGGTGGAAACATTTCCATATCAATGTCAATACGCTTTGCCAGATTAAACGACGATCCGATCCCAGTGACAGCGGCGCGGCTCGTTACTCTGTTGATAGATTTCATATTCATGACAGTAACCCTTTAATCTCTCTAATCTTTTTCATTGTGTGCAATCTTAACATAAATCTAGTGGACGGGGGCGCCAAGCATCGCAGGATCTTAATGCAATCCTCGCAATCTGAGAGCGCTGTGTGGGCTTTCCTGCGCTTCCATCCTAGAAATGCGCATATATTGTCGAGTGACATGCTATCGAGCCCAAATGGGGCAAGTGTGGCGCGGCAAATGTCGCGTGTGTCCAGATACGGCGTAGGGATCTTGATCTTGATATGATGATCGCTGCAGAATGATTTGAGAAATCCGATATCAAACTGCACATTGTGGCCGACTAGCATTGCATCCTGATGATTCAAAAAGAAAGCGTGTATCTGATTTGCTGCCAGTTGTGGATCGATGGCTTTGCGCCATTTGTATTCGCTGTATCCGTTGACCTGCATTGCCTTGGGATCTGCATTTTGGAGGCGCTGAGGCTTGACTTTGATCTCGATAGTCTGAACAATGACATTGTCAATCATGACTATCGCGCCGAGGCTAATCAGCTCATGTGCTTGATTGTCGAGGCCTGTTGTCTCTGTGTCGATTACTAGATATTTCATTTTTGATCCTCAGCAGCTAGTCGCTTCTTTTGCTGCTTCTTTTGCCATACGTTGATCACGCGTACAACGTGCCGATTGTGCATCGTCAGGCGCATGACATAGACGTTGGGCGGGGTGTCTGTTATCTCTGCGAAATACTCCGCAATAAGTGCGATATTTTCCATTGAAATCGGAGCGTCATTGTTGCACCAGTTGAACACGCGGCTCTCTTTGAATCCGATATCTCTGCAGAATGCTCGAACTGTGCCGCAGTTGTCATCGATCCAGCTACGCAGAAGCTGGCCCGTTGTTTTATAGTTATTTGACATGCTATGATCTCCGTTGATTGTATCTCGTGGAGTGTAGCAAAAATATTGAGGATGCGCAACAAAAAACGCCCCCTAAATCAGCCAGCAATCGCCCCTAAATCAGCCAACACTTTTACATCGATAAGTATCTGAAATCATTGCACTTTTATTTTTCAGCCAACACTTAGCCAGCAATCAGCCAGCACTTAGCCAACACTTAGCCAACAACAAAACGAAAAAACTGCAATGATTTCAAACAGTTGTCAGCGCATAATAAATATAATCATAAATATAATTATAATTTTAGCCAGATAGACAGATAGTAAGAAAGTGAGATGCTCCAAATTATATAGAAAAAAGCAAATAGGATCACAATCTACGATCTAGAACATTGCACGATCATGGGAGATCTTGCTGTCTATCTCTCTATCTATTTTGAAAAAAGTTGTGTATAAAAGTTTACAATGTGTATAAAAGTTGTTATAGTATGTATATACAACAAAACAACAACAACAAAACAACGGAGCATAAAATGCAAACACCAATCAACACAACAACAGGCAAAGAATACACCGGCGGCAATGTTTCAGAACTCTTAGCAGCTGGCTTCACTTCCAATGAATGGGCTACTTACAAGCAATGGCAAGGCGAGGGGATGCAAGTCCAGCGAGGCCAGAAAGGAACACGCATTACAAAGATGGTGAAGATTATCTGTAAGAAAGAACACAAAGAAAAGCTCGTGCCTCGTTACTATACTGTATTCAATGCAGAGCAAGTCGCACCAGCAGAACAACAAGCAGCAGCAGCCAAATAAACAACAACAGGGGGAGCAATCCCCCACCTTAACAACAACGGAGCAAATCATGCACATGATACCAACACAAAACTCACACAATTACCCTTTATCCTTTGACAGATTCATGCTTATTTATGACGGGATCCCACAGAATCAAGATCAATCTTTCCAGTCAGAAAGATGGTATGTGTTAAGCGAATGCGCGAAGCACGTCTATTCTGTTGTCGTGTACTTCTGCACTTTCAATAGATGTATTTTGTATCATGCCCAGAGAGTAAAATGAATCTATACGTCAAGATCCCCCTTGATCTACTCGATGAGGGGGCGATCAATGTCTATCACTACTGCCAGCTCTATAGCCAGCTGCTAACATGCCGCAAAATCAATCTGAAAAAATACGCTAGAGACAATCAAATATCTTACACTACAGCAAGGCGACTTCTAGCCATTGCAAAACAACAATCACAACGGAGCAACAAATGAACTACCCCGATTATGTCAAAGACAAAAAAGATGAAATCATATTCAAATTTCTGTCCAACGTCGCAGATCACTATGACAAAAACACATTTTGGCGCAAATCACAACATGCACTGTACAAGCGCAAATTTGGCAATATACCCGATTCATTTCTGATCAAGTCGCTGTTAGACTATCTGACGCACAAGATGACAGGACAGACTAAATTTGTGCCGACTGTGGCCAATGTCAGCGAGTATGTGCAAGGCCAAACAGGATTTATGAAGCACTGGCTCTCTGTGCCCTTGGATAAAGAATATTGCAGACATTGCCGCACAGATGAGATCGGCAAATCTGGCGGCTGGCGTACAATATTCTTTTACGGCATGCGCGGCGATACTAAGCGAATGGGCGAGTTAATCGTATCGGCGAAATGTGACTGCGAGCTGGGCGAGAAATTAAACGGCGCCGGATATGAGACTGTCATGATGCAGCTACTCAATAGCGATCCAAATGCAGAAGTAGCCGTCGACAGATATGATCAGCAGCTAGGGCGAAAGTTACAGGCGCGTCACCTGACTAACTATCACTGGGATCAAATCCTAGCTCGTGGCTATGTGCGTTACGGCATTGCTGAGGCCGGCGAGGATACGGATCGATTATATCCGATCTGGGAATCTCCATTTTGGATCACGCCAGAGGGCGAAGTAGCTGCAGGGCTATACGGCTGGACTATTCCAGAGCATATTGCACAACAGATTCCGCACCAGAATCTAACAGCACAGCACAAGCACAGCATGCTCAGACGTATCCGCAAAGATATTCAGAATGACGGATACACAGGCAGCGTGCCACAGCATATCGGCGGCAATATTGCGCGGGATATGGGGGATTTCTTTTGATACGAATAGGATCTTTATTTGCTGGGATCGGCGGCTTCGATGTTGGAATATCTGCCGCCTTTCCTACAGCTCGCACAATCTGGCATGTTGAGCAGGATGCATTTTGTCAATCTATCCTGCGCAAACATTGGCCAGAATCACAAATCTTTAACGACATAAGAACAGTCGGATCACATAATCTTGATCCTGTTGATATTTTGCTTGGTGGCTTTCCATGTCAAGATATCAGCAAGGCAGGCAGGCAGAGAGGAATCAATGAAAATACAAAGTCTGGTCTTTGGTGGGAAATGCATCGAATTATCAACGAGCTACAGCCAAGAATCGCAATTATGGAAAATGTCGGCGCAATCCGATCAGTCGGAGGATCCGCAGTTGTTGGATCGCTTGCCGATATCGGGTATTGTGCTGAATGGACTATTATACGAGCTTCAGAAGTCGGAGCGCCCCATTTGCGGCGGCGCTGGTTTTGCGTGGCATATCCCAGAGATCTGCTTGACCAGAGATCGACTATTACCGACACCAACAGCAACAGGCAGCGAGCATCGAGCACGATACAGTCAAGGCGGGCGGCCGTTGATGTACATGCTCCTAAAAGCACATTCTGGAGACAATTTGAAGCTCCGGCCGCAGTTTGTCGAGTGGATGATGGGATTTCCCGAAAATTGGACAAATCCAGAATAAAAGCGCTAGGAAATGCAATTGTTCCACAGTGTGCAGAATGGATCGGGCTACAGGTCAAAAATAGCGGATTGCTTGACGATCTGCTTTGACACTGGCTATTTAGTCCTATATAGTGAGGGGGATCGCATTGATCCCCTTTTTTATTGGAGCCTATCATGCCACCGAAGCGCAAAACGAAAGAAGTCAAAGACAGCAGCAGAGAGACAGCACACGAGGCGGCTACAGATGCGCCAAATATGCCGCAAAACTGGCTCGTAGTTAGATTGTCACCTGTACAGATGCAGCAGCTAGAGATCATCGCTGAGATATCGAATAGAGACACGCCTGAAGAGTACGCAAAGAAAGTCATCAATCAGCACATCGCTGATCGTTTGTATCTGGTGACACGATGAGCAAATGTCCAGCATGTGAATGTGATCCCTGCGATTGTCACGGCGCAACAGTCAAGCACAAAGCTGTTTGCATATCCATGACAGCAAAGAGCATCGACCAGCTGAAAGAGCTACAGGATAAAACAGGAAAGAGCAAATCAAAGATCGTCAGAGACGCCATAAATAAAGAACATCAGGAGATCAGCAAGTGAGCAAGTCAGATAGTCAGAAAGTCGGCGAGTTTGTACGCATTGACAAACTGCATCCACACCACAAAAACCCGCGCAACAATGATCACGCTGTCGCAGCAATCGCAAACAGCATTAAACGATTTGGATTCACTAGCCCGATTGTAGCCAACAAAGATCAGACAATACTCGCAGGACATACACGCTGGAAAGCCGCCAAATCTATCGGCCTTGAAACTGTGCCTGTCGTCTATGTTGATCTGTCTCCTGTCGATGCTGAGCTGCTCATGATAGCCGATAATAAACTGGGCGAAAAAGCCGACTGGAATACGGATCAGCTGGCTGAATTGCTGACTGGATTAAGAGACAAAGGAGAGGATCTTGAAATACTGGGCTTTGAAGATCACGAACTGGATGATTTACTTGATAATCTTGATGATGATTCTGATCCTTTTGGAGATGGAGAAGCAGGAGCGGATCAGGAGTTTGACGAAGTAACGAGCGATCTAGATTTCAGACTGCTCAAGGGGAATTGTCTGGACATGCTTAAGGAGCTGCCAGATAATAGCATAGATTCGATAGTAACTGATCCGCCTTATGAACTGGGATTCATGGGCAAAGCGTGGGATAGCACTGGGATCGCCTATTCTGTCGAGCTGTGGTCTGAATGTTTGCGCGTATTAAAACACGGCGGGCATCTAGTCGCATTCTCAGGATCTCGAACTGTCTTTCCGATGGGCGTTGCGATTGCTGAGGCAGGCTTTGAAGTGCGCGACATGATCAGCTGGATCTATACAAGCGGATTTCCGAAAAGTTTGGATATATCAAAGGCGATTGATTCAAAGTTGGGAGTACAAAGAGAAATAATAGAAGAGAAGCCAACACAGGGGATCGGAGGCAATGGAGTTTTTAATGGTCACAAAGACGGCGCAACATGGAAAATAACAGCACCAGCAAGCCCACAAGCTCAACAATGGCAAGGATGGGGCACAGCACTTAAGCCAGCACAAGAGCCGGCAGTGCTTGCGAGAAAGCCGATTGATCCTGACTGCTCAAGTATTGCTGAGAATGTCTTGAAATGGGGCACAGGGGCGATCAATATAGATGCTGGGCGCTTTGCTTATGGGGACGATTGTCATTTCGGAGATCCTGATTATCAATCAGGAGGAAGATCACAAGATAATAAATTTCACAATTTAGATCAAAGTAATTTTAAAATTATTGAGAGAACTCCGAAAAACGAGATCGGGCGATGGCCTGCAAACGTCTATCAATGCAAAAAGCCACAACGATCCGAGAAAGAAGCAGGGCTTGATCATTTGACAGGCAAGACAAGCGCAGAGATTACAAACAGGAAAGAAGGATCGGCGGGCGCTGTGCATGCTAGATCAGGCAAAACGGCAACAGGGGAGGTCAAGAATTTTCATCCAACAGTCAAGCCGATCAAGCTGATGCGCTGGCTATGTCGCCTCCTGACGCCTCAAGGCGGCACAGTGCTCGATCCATTTCTAGGCAGTGGCACAACAGCAGTTAGCGCAATCTTAGAGGGCTTCAATGCTGTCGGATGCGAGATGACAGAAGATTATTATCCAATCATTCAGGGGCGCGTAAACTGGGCAAAAGCAGAGCGCAACAAGGAGATTCTAAATGGGCAGAAATTCGAAACTGACTGATGCATGCAAGCGTCAGATCCTACAAGTGATCTCCGTGGGCGGTTCTAAGTCTCTAGCGGCTAAACATGCGGGGATATCTTTAGTGACGCTGTTAAACTGGCTCAAGCGAGGCGAGCAGGCTAACAAGGGCGCATTTCGAGATTTTTATTTAGAATTCAGACAGGCAGAGGCGCGGCCGGATATTCTAGCTATGGGGATTGTCAGTAAGGCAGTCAAAGAGGGCGATGTGGCGAGCGCTCGATGGTGGCTCGAAAAACGCGCAGGCTGGGGGCAACGTGAGGAGCCAGCTGTGCAGATATCAATCACGCCTGAAAATATGAGCGTGACCCAGCTGCTACAGGAAGCAGAGACAGTCAGCCAGAATCTCAAGGCAATCGCGCCTCCGATCATTGATCTCGATGAAGAATAAACTTTTTTTCATAAAAGTGATAAAAATAGTTGACGGTGATAAAAATAGTTGTTAATATATAAGTATAAGCAATGTCGCTTATACAAACAACGGATCACAAAATGACTCAACAAGAAGCAACAAATCTCATCCTCTCTCAAGTAAACAACAAAGCAGAATCATACAAATTTGATTCGGTAATCATTGAGCCAATCACTGAAGCAACCACAGGCGAGATCACTGGATACTGTGTAACAGCACAATTCACAGCACAGTACAGCAATCACAGCTCAAACTACAATTGCAAAATCATCACTCTAAATGATGGATCAATCTTCAAGCTATAATCAATCAATAGGGGGCCGGCTCGCTGGCTCCCTATCTAACTACAACGGAGCAACGATGACAAAAAGCCCAGAGACAAAAAGCCCAGAGCAGCAGCTAGAGGATATCAAGGCAAATCTTGAACAGGCCGCAATCGATGCGTATCTTAATCGAGATCTTGACACGATGAAAAAGATCGGCTGGCTGCTAGAAATAATCATCCATTTACTCAAAGAAAAACACACTAACAACGGAGCAACAAAATGACACATCCAGACTACGACAGAAAAGACGTCCAGCAATGGGGCAGGACTATTATCAGACTACGAAATAACGGCACTTTTGCCGCCTTAATCACTGCAGAAATCGATCACAGCGGGCTATCTGTTGCACACATAGCCAGAGAGCTAGGCTGTAGCCGCGAAGCCGTTAACAAATGGCGCAATGGCACCAGCTGGCCACGCGTCGATCTACTGTGGGAGCTGACACAGATCATTCATGCAGAAGTAAACGTAATCGGCGCATATATCATCTATACAAAGAAGATCGCAGCTGAGCGCAAAAAAGCAAGGCAGGCGAAATGAGCGTAGAATATTTAGGATATATATTCAAAGATCTGAACTGGACAAAAGGCGAAGATCCCAATACTTGGCACTATTTCCAATTTACTGCAAAGATCGTCGATGATGCATCAGCTATCATAATCTCATTTGTCAATGATGGATTCGTTGATCGAAGTGAATACACGATTGAAAGCGTCAGGATTAGCTTAGAGCATATCAAGATCAAGATCAGATCAAAAAATGCACTGACAGAATCTTTGATTGTCGATGAGCAGCGGCTAGATAGTGGCTGGATCAAAACATTGATCAATCATCATCTATATGTATTGAATAATCGCACATAATTTGTATTTGCAATCTAGCCTGATCAGATTATAGTATTTCAGGCATTGGAATATTTTTCTCTTGAATCTCTGGAGCATGGCAAGCGCTCCGGAGATTCTTTGTTTTTTTGCTCGCTCACTGCCTTGCTGTGATATGATCCCAATATGGACAAGTCAAGCCTAATCAAATACTTGCAAATCAATCAGAAGATAGAGCAGATAGCCAGAGAGTATCCGCTAGCGCTAGCACGCCTCTGGACGCCTCATTGTCATCGCTGGGATGGACTAGCTGCTAATTCAGACAGGCCTCGCGGATGTGGGCAGCCTATGGATTATATCGGCAATAGTGTTTATACATGTAAGCGCTGTGATATCACTGAGCGCCGCACGAGCCAAAGAGAGGCGATCTTAAATGTGCTTAGACACTCTGAGGCTTTTCTGCTGTCAGGAGGCAACAGAAGCGGCAAAACAGAATCAGGCGCTGGGATGCTCTCTGTCGCTTTCGCTGCTGGCTCTGGTGAATGGTGGGTGCGTGAATGGATGGCTTTGAATCAGATCCCAGTCGACTTGATACCACAGGAGCCGAGCGAAGTCTGGGTGTCTGCTCTTAGCTATGGGGATGCACTGACATATCTGCGTCCAAAGATTGAAAAGTATTGCCCAGCTGGCACGCGTTTTGTGCGCTGGAAAGCACAGGATCGCGCGCATGCACTGCTCCCAAATGGCGGCAAGATATTATCGATGTCTGCTGAATCTGGACGTGAGAAATTCCAAGGCGGAGCTGTGTCGCTAGTTGTACTGGATGAAGAGCATCCCAAAGATATCTTTGACGAGTCGATGCTGCGCTGTATTGATAAGCGCGGGAAAGTTGTCTGCACGATGACGCCGCTTAAGGGGATCACTTGGGTGCATGACGTATTCATCGAAAATCCACAAATCGGCTATGGCTGCTATTCGATCTCTGGGCTTGATAATCCGTTTGTATCCAGTGTCAAAATGCGAAAAGCGATCGCACATATGAGCGAGGCAAGCCAGCGATCACGCCTATTCGGAGAATTCACAAATCAGCAAGGCCTCGTCTATTTGGAGTTTGATAGAAATGTACACGTTATCGAATCTTTCGAGATCCCTGATCACTGGCCTCGTGATCGTGCTATTGATTTTGGAGTGCGTAATCCTTTTGCATGTCTGTATTTTGCGCATGATGAGCGTGATGACGTATTACACGTCTATCGAGAATATTATCAGACTGAAAAAACAAGCCTTGAGAATGGGCGCGCTCTCAACAATCTACAAAGACGATACAATGAGCAATATCGATGGACAGTAGCCGATCCAGAGAGCCGAGACGGGCGCATGACACTGATGAGGGAGTGTGGCATTGAAAACAAGCCAGCTCCGAAGCATATCGGAGTCGTTGAGACGATTAACTGGGTAAAAGAGCGCCTTGCACTAGATAGCGAGGGCAAGCCGCATCTAGTTATTCATGATTCATGTAAGCAGCTGATCCGTGAATTCAGGCTATACAAATGGGCAAAGAGTGCAAAAGGAGATCGGCCGGTAAAAGCCAACGATCACGCGCTGGATGCTCTCAGATATCAGATCGCATTTTTGAAGCGCTGGCAGCTGCATCAATAGGGAGGGGATATGTCAGAGGATACAACACAATTTGCTAGCTGGCTGCTGCGTGTCATGAATCGCAATGATCTAACTGTCGAGCAGGTAGCCGATAGATCGGGCGTCAGTCGAAAAGATGTTCGAAATTGGATGCGCGGCAATTCGATTCCTAAGACTGTGTATTTTGTCTTTCTGCTCAAGGCCTTGAGCCAGCTGATCGAGTGTGACGAAGCATTATTGTATCAGCAAGCATCAGAAGCGATCCTCAAAGATTCCTAGCAGGATGGGGATTATAGACTTTTTGTAATTTTATTTGCATAAAAGTGATAAAAATAGTTGCATGTGATAAAAATAGTTGTTATTATGTATATATAAGCAAAACGCTTAGAACAACAAAAAAACAACGGATCACAAAATGACTAAGCAACAAATCAACGAAATCGGTAACTGGCTACAAGATGAAAATATTGGATACTTCATCGAATCAACAGGATTAATCGTTGTACAATCAGAATCACAATTTAACGAAGTAGATTGCATCTTGTCTGATATGGGTATCGAGTACACTTGGCGACAAGATGAATCTGCAGCAAAGTATGGAAATGAATTTGTAGCATACATCACAATAAAATAATCAATCAACGGGGCGGCCGGCTCGCTGGCTGCCTCTATATAAACAACGGAGCAACAAATGCGAATCCAATTACTCGATTCAATCATCAATCCCTTTTATTCAGAGCTTGCTTGGCTAGATAGTCAGGAAGCTAGAAAGCGCGTACTCAAGATCAAAGATCTACAATGCGAGGGCATCATAGAAAAGCGCCACGATTTCGGACTTCATCACATGATGGCAGCTGTCAACACAAAAGGCAAAGATCGCCGGCATCATGTCTCTATCACTGATCGAGCTGCTATGTGTACATGTCCAGATTTCGAGTTTCGCAAACTGCCTCAAGGCAAGCACTGCAAGCATATTATCTATCTCTGTCTAGCACTCAGGGGCGAGCTACAACGGCCGCCGATATCAAAGATGAAATAGTGTGCTATAGTATAGGCCTTGCTTGATATTGAGGGAAATCGAGTAATGTTCTTTGGGATCGTGTTGGGACAGGCGCGATCCCGTTTTACTTTTTTTGAAAAAACTTGTGTAAAATAGTTGACAGTGTAAACTATAGTTGTTATTATATAAGTATAAGCAATGTCGCTTATACAAACAACGGAAAAACAATGACAAAACAAGAAATCATCAACGCAGTTAAATCACAATCAGAAACATTCTCACAGCTTGCAACATCTGACATGCAACAAGTCGGAGAGGTCAAAGTTTCACTTTATAGATATTACAAAGCAGAAGATGGCGCCGCAATCTGTGCGACTGAATGGCTAGCAAATCAAGCCCTTGAGGCTGGAGATACAGCATTGGTACAATTCGAATATGATTGGACAATGTCTTATGAGTTTAACGGCAAAACATACACACAGACAGGATCTGTAAAAACACCAATTTACACAATGAGAATCAACACCGGCGAGATCTATGAATCATAAATAGTCAGATAGTAAGCAAGGGGGGCCGATCGGCTCCTTTTGTCGTTTTAGAAATCAGCAAACTGTCAAGATCCGTGATTATCTGATATATTGGATTCATTGATTGGAGTTGCTATGTCTAAGAGTACACAAATACAGAAGCAAAGCACGCTAGCTCGCTGGCTGCCTAGCTTTATCATGAAAGCATTTGGGCAGGTCGTTGAGAATCCTAAGGCGCCTGAACACGGGGCCAGCTGGAGCGTCGGCAATGGAGTATCGCCCACATTTAGCCCGCGTCAATCTATGGCAGTATTTGGGAAGCATGCTTATACACATGCCTGCGTAACACGAGCCAGTCAAGATGTCGCCAGCCTGCCTATCAAGCTACTATCTGGCAAAGGCGAGCAGCAGACAGAGATCGACGATAGCCCCGTGCTGGATCTATTCGAGCAGCCGTCAAGCAACACGGACGGCGCATTGTTCAAAGAGCAGCTGATTGTCGATCTGATGATGACAGGCAATTGCTATATTCTGATCGTCGGAGATCTATCGCGGCCGACAAGCTTGTATCGCCTGCATCCTGAAAACGTGCGGATTATTCCGGATCCCGTCAAAATGATTCAGGGCTACGAATACAACGACGGCGGATCGACTGCTGTGTATCCTGTTGATCGTATTATTCACACGCGTAACGCCAGCTGGGATATCAACAGCAACGGCGAGCTTTATGGATCTGGATTAGTCGAGGCATTAAACGAAGAGATTACAGCAGATATCAACGCGCAGAGAATGGCGAGCAGTGTATCGAAGCAAGGCCGGCCAGATGTCCTTTTGTCGCCAGCAGATCCCGCGGATATTTGGGATCGACGACGTAGACAGGAAATCACGCAGGCATATCAGGCAATGACAGAGAAAGGCGGCGCTATGGCGCTAAGTGGGCAGATCAAAGTCGAGACGCTGACACTGTCGCCTCGTGATCTTGAGTTTCAAGCGCTTCGAACAATGGTACGGGAAAATATCAGCGCTGTCTGTGGCGTGCCGTCTACTGTGCTAGGCTTGCCGGATGCAAACTACGCAACAGCGCGACAGGCTACGATTACATACTGGGAAATCCAGCAGAAGCGAGCCAGCAAGCTCGAGCATGCTATGACTAGAATTGCGCGGCTATTCGATCCGTCGTATTCAGTGAAAATCGATTTCTCTAGTATCGATGCACTGCAGGCAATCCGATCAGAGAAATTAGAGCGCATTGTGCGACATATTGAAAACGGCATGTCAGCAGCTGAAGCGTATCAATACGAGGGGCTAGCAGATAGTCCATTTGGAGAGATTGAGACAGATAGCCAGACAGAAGCAGAGCAGCAGATCGAGCAAGCGCTGACTGCCTTGCTGACTAAGGAGCTCGAGCAAAAAAAAAATGCTAACAGCTACGAAATGCGGGGATCTGTAGGCGATAAGGATCCAACAAACTTTCCAGAGGATGGCGAAGATCAGCAAGTCGCATTGAGAAATTCAGAATATGAGCGATTTCCACACGCTGAGGCGCTGGATCTCAAAGAGAATTATCCGGAGATCTGGAAAGCAGGCGGCAATATCCTAGGCAATAAGCAATTCAATCGACTGCTGCCAATAGCCCAGAGAGACAGCAGCATAGCCCAGACAGAGACAGAAGAGCTCGCGATCCGATTGCGCGAAGCATGGGCGGCGCGTCATTTCCGAGATCATCGGCTGGCAGGTGTTGTGGCGCAGATCAAATGGCTAGTCGTTGGATCTCGTGGCCTTGATCACATGAGAGCCGTGATCAGAGCAGAGAAAAACCGGCTTGAATCGAAGCAGGCACGCAGCAAAGAGCAGAAAGATCGCGTGTGGCATAGCTGGATCGAGCGCTCCTATGAACCAGCACATCGTCAGATCATGAGAGCGTCACAGATCTATCTCGAGGATGCTGCAAAACGATATTCACGGCGTGCGCAGACACTACGAACACAGCTGATCGAGCAGGAAAGCAAGGCAATAGATTACGCATCGATTCTTGGACGTGTAACAGAGATCAAAGCAATCAGATCGATTATCGGCCGTGCATATCGCTCTGTCTATTTCCTGACTGGCAATGATCAGATTGAAGAGCTTTACAGATTGATCGGCGCTACCCGCCCGCTTGATTTCGCATTTGGAGAGCGTCAGATTGATGAGCGCCAGATCGCCAAATTCGCGCGTCAGATTGTCGATACAAATGAAAAGCAAGTCAAAAGATTAGTCAAGCGCGGGATCGTCGACGGCCTGCCAAATGCAGAGATCGCCAGACAGATAGAAGCGGCTACAACATTCAGCGCAGCACGAGCAGAGCGCATCGCGCAGACAGAGACAACGAAAGCGATCAACACTGCTACAAATGAGGCCTATAGAGAGTTTCAGGAGGCCGAAAATGTGCAAGTCATGAAAGAATGGATCTCTAGCCGTGACGATTCAGTCAGAGAGACACATGCAGCACTAGACGACAGCGAGCCGATCCCCGTTACTGATGATTTCCAGATCGACGGCTACGCTGGAGCTGCTCCTGCATCATTTGGCGAGCCTGCGATGGATATCAATTGCCGCTGTACTATTGCACCCGTGATCATCGAGAATTAAAATGACAGATAGACAAAAAGACAATATCAAGGATTTCGACGGAGATAACATGATCTTAACTTTGGCAATCGCTGGCCTTGCTGGGCTAGTCGTTGGAGGCGTCTCCACAGCAGCAATGATCAATAAACGAAACGCACAGCAGCCCGATCCAGCTGTTGTCGTTGTTGCGGATCCTGTCGCAGGAGATCAGCAGGAAGTCATCAAGCAGCTGACAAATCTTGATATGCTCGTGATACCATGCGGCGCAGAATACATCAAGAATTACGGAGACTTATTGTGCAGGGAAATGTATTGCAGAGTCATGACGCGCGGCATCGACAGCAAAACAAGCGGCCAAGAGTGCGAAGAGATCAGCAATGTAGCCAACAGTAAGATCATTGTAGATCATTGTGAATCCTTTATTGAACAGCGCGAAGAGTGCTACGAGAAATACAGAGAGCGCAAATAATACATGCAACCCTTGATCAATGTGCTATATCGTATTCTGTGAGGGCTAAAACCATGCAATTTAAGCGATTCAACACAAAAGCAGAGCAGACAGATAGCAAGATATCTTTTGTAGCGTCTACAGCGAATCCAGACAGATACGGCGACATTGTCGATCAGGGCGGCTGGGATCTCAGAGCCTACGAGCGCAATCCGATCATTTTGCTGAATCATAATCCTACACAGCTGCCAATTGGAAAGGGCAAAGCATACGTCAAAGATGGCCAGCTGATGCTCGATGTTGAATTCGATAAAAATGACGAAGTGGCGCAGCAAGTCGAGCGCAAAGTTCGCGGCGGCTTCATCAATGCTGTATCTGTTGGATTTCAACCCAGCGAATCAATCGCCAGAAATAAACTACCTGCCGATCATCCATATCACGGAAAAAGCGGCTATTATTTTCCTAAATCTGAATTATTAGAGGTGTCGATCGTGACTATCCCAGCAAATAACGAAGCGACTTTGTCGAAGCACTACACAGCAAATATCACTCTGTCAGACGTAGCAAAATCGATGCTAGTACACAGGCACATCGTATCGATTCAAGAGCTTGACAATGGCAATTATCTAGTCGAATTCGCTGCACATTCAGAAGAGCAGCCAGAAGAGCCAGAAGAGGAGATCATTGAAGAATCAATGCACGACGAAGAGGACAAAGGCGGCCACGATGAAGATGAAGATAAAGGCGCCGGCTATGATGATGAAGATAAAGAAATGGACGAAGATGAAGAGGAAGAAAAATCCTTTTCACTCGACGATCTACTGTTCCACCTTAAGGAATTGAATAACTAACTAACTACCTAACTACTGGAGATACTATGTCAATGGACGCAGTAAAACAAATCATGGGAGAGCTTAAGACTCTTCGCACTAATCAAGATGAGAAAGTTGCTACTATTGAAAAGCAAGTAAATGCTATCAAAGAAGCACAGCGAATCATGGAAGAATCTGTATATCGTGCAGATTCTGCTGAGATCACAGGCACTGACGATCAGTTGAAAAAGTTCGTTGGCGAAGATGGATCTATCCGCTGGACTACTGGCAAAACTCGCGTAAAAACAGCAGCTGGCTTGACTACTGTCACTGAATGCGGCTTGCTTGATACAGAAGAGAATCTGTCAAACTGGCACGTAGAAATGAAGCGCCTTGCTAATGATCGCATGATGATCAAGAGCATGCTTGTAGGCGACAAAAGCACTCCAAAAATGGATCTTGCTATTGCTCGTCATCTTGCTGTAGCGCCTCGCTCAATCGCTGCTCAAATCAGCAAAGCAAACTATGACGGATCCGGTGTTGGTGCTGAGTTGATCCCTGATCAATTCTTGGCTCAGTTGCACATGGAATATCAAGTGCCGACAGTTGTTCGCTCTTTGTTCAACGAAGTACAAATGACATCTAACACTATGTTAGCTCCTCGCATCGATCGCGGCGGCCGTCCATACATCAAAGGCACTGTAACAAGCGACAATCCTGCTTTGTATCCTGTTAGCACTGTCTCTATGGGCCAAGCTCAGATCACTGCTAAGGGCCTCGCTACTCGTTACATCCTTGACGAAGAATTGATCGAAGATTCTGCTGTTTTGTTGTTGCCTGCTATGCAACGCATGATCGCTAAGGATATGCGCGATGCTCTTGAAGATGCAATTATAAATGGTGATTCCGCTTCTACTCATCAAGATGATATCGCTAACTGGGATATTCGCGGACGCTGGGGATCTGCTGGTCTAGGCGGATCAAATGATCATCGTCGTTTATTCGTTGGATTGCGTGCTGCTGCATTTGACAAAACTACTACTTTGAACATTAACAGCTTCGACGCTGCAAAAATGCTCGAGTTGATTTCTCAATTGGGCGAGTATGCTGCATCTGACAAAGTGTTGATCGTATCTCCTGAAGCTCTTTACGGCAATCTGATGGGATTAGAGCAGTTGATCACTTTGGACAAATTCGGCCCACAAGCTACAATCTTGACTGGCCAATTGGGATCGATCTTCGGAATGCCTGTAGTAGTATCTCGATTCATGTCTGATGATCTTGCTACTACTGGAAAGTACACAGGATCCGGCGCTACTACTGGGATGTTAGTAGTATCTCGTGAATCTTGGAATATCTTTGCACGTCGCGGCATCCAGATCCAACAAGAGCAAGATATTACTTCTGGCGCTTACAACATGGTAGCTACTGAGCGATTGACATTTGATTCTTTGGATGCTTCAACCGTGAAAAACGTTGCTTTCGGATTCAATCTATAATCATTGATTAGGGGGCTTCGGCTCCCTATCTAACTGGAGTTTATTATGTCTTACTATTATCCTGAATATGTCCGCCTTGAGACAGCTGCCGGCACTGCTGACACTGTAGCGATCTGCTTTCATGAGCGTATTGAAGTTGTAGCCGCTAAAGTTGTCGATGTGGCTGGGATTGTTGCTGATGCGACTAACTATGCAACTTTCCAAGTATTGGGCAATGATCAATCTACTGCTCTTTTTGAGTGGGCTACTTTGAACACTGCAGAGGGCGCTCTGACTGCTCTGACTGCTGCTGATCTTGTTAATCAAGGTGCAAATGATAAAGCAGTATTTGAGGCCGGCGATTCTTTGATCGTCAAAGTCACAAAAGCAGCAAGCGGAAAGGCCACAAATGCGACTATCTGCCTGCATTTGCGTCAAGCTCGCAATTACTAACTGACTAGAGGATTTGTATCAGTATGGCTCTTGTTACGACGGACATATTAAAAGAATATTTGCCAGAAATATCGGGATCCAATGCTGATACAGAGCTATCTAATTTGCTGGATAGAGTCGAGGCAGCAATTGCACGCTGGCTCGGCTTTCCTGCGCCTGATAGCAGTAACACGCCGACTCTAGCAGTATCGACATATACTCTTTATATCGATTCATATTGGTATAATGATATTAGCGTGTTGCAATTGCCGATCCGCC